GACCGTCATGGCGCGGCCAGTGGGGAGGATGTCGATCGGGTCGATTTCCTCAGCGACCTCGACGTCCTCGAACTCCGGGGAGATCGTGAAGACCGAGCCCTCTTCGGTGTACCCGAGATCCAGGAAGGCCACATTGAACGCGGCAGTCAGGTCAGCGGGCTCAGCGGTGAGAACGGGTGCGGCAAGCAAACGGCCGGGTCCGATCCGGATCTTAGTCCGGTCAGCCATGGGAGGCCCCAATCTGGGCTCGATAGCCCAACGTGGTGATGATCACTCCCACTGGAGCGACCGGCTCTCCCTTTTACGACGCTCGAACGCTCAGCGTCAGGTCAACTATATAGCGCGGGATCACGTTATTGGGATCTGACCGCTCGGGGGCCCAGAGAATCGAGTCGACCCGTGCCCCGAAGGCGAATGCGTCGTCGTCAAGCAACTCGTTGTTCAGCTCCATGAGGGCCTCGACGAGGTCGTTCTTCAGATCGACCGCTGCCTTGCGCCCGTCGCCTCCAGGAGGACCCCACACGGTGAGGGACGTACGCGGATTGTCGATCGGGAGGTAATCATGGGGGCGGCCGCCGATCTGGCCCGTGATCGTGATCATGGGGACGGACGGCGTCCCTCGCGGAGGATCGAACCAGACCTTGTCCTCGGGGAAGGTAGCCCGGAGCCACTCGCGGAACGACCACTCCCAGTCGACCATCTCGATTGTCACGACATCACCATCGCCAACACGAGCCCGGCAACGATGCCTGCCAGGACGACGAGCACGAGCCGGGGCACCCAAGATTTCTTGATCATGGCCGGGTCTCCTCGATGGCTCGGATCGCGTCGTCGATCGCGGGTCGCAAGTGCGGCTGGGCGTCCATGTACCTGGTCCCTAGCTCGACATACGTCGCGTGCTCGACGTTGGAACCGAAGGCCGCGCGGCCGGGCTCGGTCTCGGAGTAGTAGGACTCGTCCAGGTGAGGCTTTGCGCCGTAGTCACGGTTCGGGTCGTGCTCACCGCGAGGCGCACGGGCATTAGCTCCTCGTGCGCCAGCCTCCGCGCCGCGTGCGAGGGCCCGAGTGACCGGGCCGGATTTACCCAGCCGGGCGATGTTAAGCCGGTTGAGTTTGACCCGAGCCACTGGGCGCGGCTTTCTTGGAGTCCTCGAAGGTGTAGGTCGTGCCCACGCCGGACTCGTTGACGTAGCTGGTCGCCTCGTCCGGGTCGACGCCCGCGTCCTTGAGTTGCTTCGCGGTCGGAGCGTGCGAATCCGGGTGCTCGACGAAGATCGTCTTGGCAGTCATGGAGGTCCTCTCAGAACTGAATGTCGTCGGTATCAATATACGGCCCGAGCGCATTCGCGGCCGCTTGAGCCACTCGGTCGGGGCGACCGATGACCTGGAACCCGAACTGAAACTCGCCCACGCCCTCGACCTCGGGGATCGCTTTTCCCTCGTCGTCATAGACGAAGGAGCCGTCCTTAGCCCGCTTGTACTGTGGCTTGCTGATCCAGCGGCCGGGCCCGAAGATCAGGCCGACGACCAGGTCCCGATCGATGCCGTACTTCTCCCGAAGCTCATCGGGCTCGGGCTCGTACGGAGTGGGCAAGGTGACCCAGATTGTCTTAGTCGGTACCGCTGCCATGATCGTCTCCCTTATACGTTCGCTAGTCCAGTGACAGCCCTCAGCTTAGCCTGAGTGTGCCCGGTTCCCTCGATGCCAGCCTGGTGAAAGACCCAGACGACATCCCACTCCTGGCCGGTCGTCTCGTCCTCGACCAGGTCGTGGAAACTCAGATCGGTCGGGTCGCACGCGAGGAGGGCTTCGACCGTCTCGGTGTCACCGGGTGCTTCCGATCGCGCCGAGCGGAAGAACGGCGTGACGTTGAGCGCAGCGCGGACGCCGGTCGCGAGGATGAGAGGAGGGTCCAGAGGAGCCGCTTCAGTCGAGCGTTCCCAAGGGTCAGTGTCCGAGACATCGATTTGATCGCTTCGCCTAATGGTGATCTTGGTTGTGGCGAGAGTGATCATAGCGGGCTCCACGGAGGGAAGCCCTCGTCGTTAACGGTGTCCTGAGCCAGATTCGCCGCGTACATGTCGACCGGGGTCGGGATCGAGGTCCCTCCGGTCCGGCCATACCAGCTCAGACGCGAGAGTGCCTTGGCCGCCAGCGGGCTCAGGTAGCCCGACTCGACGCCCTCGCGGAAGATCACCGCGTTATCGTTCGACCTCGCGGAGGCGACGTCAGGGGCACGAGTAAGAGCCTCCGGGTGCTCGTCGAGGAATCCGGTCTGCCACATCACGGCCCGCTTCAGCGATCGCTGATCCCTCAGGAGGTTGTCCGCGAAGATGACCGGGTCGCTCAGGTTCACGTCCATGATCAACTCGATGACGGCCTGAGCGCGAGCGATCGCGGTTGCATCGACTGAGATCCCGACGACGTCCGCGACCTCGGTCGGGGTGATGATGTTGGTCACGGTGTCTCCAGACTCGGAAGGACCTCGATGGTAACGATCGAGGAATAATCGGCCACCTGACCGGACTTGGCCAGCTTGAGCTGGAAATGCCAGTCGCCCGGCTCAGTGAAGATCGAGTTCGTGCCCCACGTATAGATCGCTTTGCTCCCGTTGATGGTGACATTGGCCGTCACATCGTTGATCATGGCCCCGGTCGGGCTCTTGATCAAGACCTGGTAAGCGGTCCACTCCGAGAGGACGAGCGGCTGACCCTGAGTGTCGGAGACATTCAGGACGAGAGGCGTCGCTGGCTTTTGGCCGACGTACAGCTTCCTCATATCAGCAGACCTACCGGACGATCAGGGGGAGCCATGCTCCCGGACTCGTCCAGTCTAACGGCCGAGGCCGCTCGATCGAGGCTGACCAACTCGGGCGCACGGTCCAGGACGAGGAGGATCTCGTACATGTCTGTGTGGAAGTGAAGGGCGCGGACGACCAGCTTCAACGTGATCGGCGCGAGCTGAACGTTGGCGACCGGGACCGTGAGCTGTTGGACGGTCCCGAGGCCGAGCGTGACCGTGATCGGAGTCAGGCCGATGCTGGGCCGGGGTGAGACCGTCCCAAGGCCAAGAGACAGTGTCACCGGGGAGAGCCCGACACTAGGCCGTGGTGACACCGTCCCGAGGCCAAGCCCGACCGAGATCGGGCTGAGTCCGACGCTGGGCTTACCGGAAACCGTCCCGAGCCCGAGAGTCACCGTGATTGGGGACAGGGCGACCGCTCCGCCTCCGGGAATGGCCGGGCTGAGGTCGGCTAGGCCGAGCGTCACAGTGAGCGGAGAGAGGCCCACAGTCGGCCGAGCGGAGACCGTCCCGAGGCCGAGCGTCACCGTGATCGGAGAGAGGCCGACAGTCGGTCGAGCTGAGACGGTCCCGAGGCTGAGCGTGACCGTGATCGGAGACAGCCCGACGCTGGGTCGACCGCTGACCGTGCCGAGCCCGAGAGTGACAGTGATCGGGGACAGGCCGACACTGGGCGTCCCGACGACGGTCCCGAGGCCGAGAGTGACCGTGATCGGGGACAGGGCGACGCTGGGCGGAGGCGCAGCGGGAAGGACGGTACCTAGGCCAAGCGTGACCGTGATCGGGCTCAGGGCGACGCTGGGCGTCGCGAGAACGGTTCCCTGACCGAGCGTGACAGTGATCGGGCTCAGGGCGACGGTCGGGGTCGCGACCACCGTCCCGAGGCTGAGATCTACCTGGATCGGATCAAGATCAACATTCGGGACGCCTACATCGGGCGCACCGAGGAACATGGTCCCAGCGGCTGCGCCTTCCGGCATGACTGAAGGCTCGACGACTCCGAACTGGCCGGAGCCATTCGCGGATGCGACGTTCTCGATACCGCCTTGAGCCGCGCCTGAAAGAGTCTGCTGTGCGTAAGTGTTATTGCCGATGCGATAGGCGGGCATGTCTCACCCGCCTCGCTACACCGCGAAGGAAAAGGAAACGTCCGAGGCCGGAGTCAGCACAGCTCCCGCGTTGACGATGCACAGCCCGGTGCCAGGAGGAATAGCGATTCCGGGTCTTCCGAAGGGTTTCATGAAGCCCGCGCCTATGGACGCAGGAAGAGACCATCGCCACAAGATCGAGGCGTCCAGGGTGGGCTGAGTGGTGAACGTGGCCAGCTCCAACAGCATGCCCGCCGCGTTGGCATTGTCACGCTCGAAGGCGTTGTCGAGATCAGGTGTCTCGGTCGCGCTCGGGGTCGCGCCCTTTGCACTCGATCGCCTCAGCGTAATGCTCGACAGGGCCGCGCCCGTGATCGCGCACAAGTCGATCGCGGTGACCCAGATACGCGAGGTCGAGTGCGGGTTCCAGAACTGGGCGACGACATGGTTCGCGGTTGCGGCCGTGGCTATAGTCCGGCCGCCGACTAGATGGTCGCCCATGGCTAGGCCACGTAGAGGAGTTCGGTCGGGATGGTGACGTTGAGCCCGCCGTCCATCGCGATCCCGGCTCCGAAGTTCGTGTCGAAGAACCCGATCGGGGTTCTGGTCGTGTCGTCGGTGTTGACCGTTGCGTCGTACAGGACCAGGGCGAGCGCGACCTGGCCAGCGTCAGCCACGAAGGCGAACGTCGCCGCGTCGATCTCAGCTCGGTTATCGGTCTGATCAGCGATGGCAGTGACCGAGGCGATTGTCACACGCTCAGTCGACAAGACGACCGAGGTGATCGCATCGATCGCGGCCATGGTCGTAAGTGTCGCCACGATGCCGGTCTTGGTGCCATAGATCAGACACGCCCGGAGAGAGGTCGAGCCAGCGTTGGCTCGACCTTTGGCTATCTCCAGCTTGCCGACGTTGAAGGCGAACTGAGCCATTAGGCCTTAGCCGCCTCGATGTCGGTCACGTGTACGGGCTCCGGCTGAGTCCACTTCGCGTCCGGGTCGTTCCGGGCCTGAAGGCCGGGGTCCCGACGAGACTCGCCCGTGGTCTGAGGAGCCCAGCCGGGCTCGCTGGGATCTTGGGCCTTGAGTACGTCGTTCGGGTTCACGTAGGTCTGAGGCGCGTCGTCATTGTTGGGTACGACCTGGACGGTATAGACCAGAGCAACGCTGGCCTCGGGGAGCTTCTCCACGTCGAAGAACGTGCCACTGTCCTCGACGGGCACGAGGCCGGACTGAAGCGCGGCCGCCCGCGTCGCAGTGATGTTCGCGTTGTGCTGAGCTGCCTCGTACTCCTCGCCTCCGGCCTGGATCGACTCCCAGTCGACGGCGCGAGCGATGAACTTCTTGGTGTAGGTCTTCGAGACCGTCTCACTGTCCGGGGTCCGGGTCGATACGTACAGCGCGGGATCGACATCTTCGTACTCGCCGTCACTACGGCCGACCGGGGCTGTCCCGGCGAGAGTTCCGTGCTCGTTGACTTCCAGCGTCACGTCGACGTCTTGGTCCTTTTTGGTCTTGGCCATCGTGGTCTCCTTAGGTGATCATGGAGCTTGTCTGGGCTGGACGTTGGAAAGGGAGATAACCAACGCCCAGCTCAGGATCAAGATCACGACTCAGGGAATGTCTTCCAGAACCGCGAAGGCCTGCGGGAACACAGTGCCGAAGGCGCGCCGGGCGCGGAGCTTCAGCAATGTCTCGTCGGTAGTCGCGGATGCGCCGGAGCGGCCGTCGATCACGACGGACTCGGGGCCGGAACGCTTTCCGAGGACCAGGTGCTCGCGGTTGCCCACGAAGAGAAGCGGGTTACCGGACGGAGCAACGGATGCGGTCGCGTTGGTCTTGGCCCCGATGCTCCACTTGATGTCCAGGCCGAACAGGGTGGACGGGATGCCCGCCTTGCCGACCTCGAAGATCGGGATGTTCGAAGTGTCCTTGATGCCTCGCATCGCCTTCTTGTAGTACGGATGGGCGACGACGAAGAGGTTGGACTCGTCGTAGTAGTCGCCTTGCTCCAATAGACCGAGAGTGTCATTGAAGTTGTCATAGGTGAGCGGCGTAGCCGTCAGCGACTGAACACGGTTCGCGTTCGCGGTGTAGCCCGTGGTCGCATCCGTGGTCGTCAGCCGGTTGTACAGCGAGGTGAAGGGGATGGTCGTCCCGTTCTCCGCTGCTGTTACACCGAGGCAGGCATTGTCCAGGAATCGGGCGTATGACCCGGCCCAGTCGGACTTTTTCACGTCCAGAACGCTGATAAAGCCGCTCAGGTCGTCGAGATCCTCTTCCGCCAGCCGGACCAGTCGGGTCAGCTTGCGAGCGGTCAGGATGATCTCGTCGTCAGTCAGCGTGTCTTCGAGGTACGCCTGGCCCTTGGCAGTCACGTTGATGCCAACGCCAGCCGAGCGCGGGAGATGCTTGTTGTCTGCGGTCATCGGGACCGGAGTGGCGAGAGCCTCGATCGCGGAGTTCGCGATGATCTTGGTATAGACCTTGCTGGACCAGTCTTCTGGAATCCAGGCGTCTACGTTTGCCCGTGTCATACGGGATCTCCTTCGAGATAGAAGCGAATGTAACTCGCTCCATCTCCGGAGCCCTGCTGACCATCACGGTCTGGGTCGACGTCCTATCCAGAACGTCTATCTCGAACTATAGCCTAATCGCTGGCACGCGCCGCAGAGCCGCTCGGTGTCTCCGACCTCTGGCTCAACTCCTGGACTCCACGCGACCGGCTCTCGGGATTCCTCGGGCTTTTGCCAGTTCTGCCACAGCTCTCCGCACGCTGTGAGGAGAGGGTTCTCGTCGCTGGACAGGTGGACGATGTACTCGGCCATGGTCAGCGACCAAGAATCGAGGCGGCTTGCCGTTCCGAGCTGGACTTGGGCTTCGCGCCATTGCTCGATGAGCCCTTCGCGCCCGCGTCGGTCTTGCCGAGTCGCCGCTTCTTGGGCGGGGGAGTTTCGTCGTCCTCGTCGCGGAACAGCTCGGGGAGATCGTCCTTTAAGTCCTCGATCAAATCGTCCAGGCCAGTGACCTCGCCGTCTTCATCCACGTCGACGTCGTCGAGGTCGATGGTCCGGGCCAGCCGGGTGAGGGCGGATGCCCTAGCTCCAGCCTTGGCCAGCGCGGCGCGAGCTTCAGCGCGTACGACACGCGGCTTCCACTTGGCCTCGACCCTGGCCGCTGCCTTGTCAGGGTCCGCGCCAGCGGTGTCCTTGGCCTTCTCGCGAGCCGTGCGAAGCTCAGTGCGGAACCGCTTGGCCTCGGTGTTGGCCTTCTTCAGCGCGGTCTGAGTCTTGGCCCACTCTTCCTTGGTCGGGGGTTTGTACTCGTCTTCCTCGTCTTCGTCCTCGTCGTCCTCTTCGTCTTCGTCCTCGTCGGGCTCGACGTCCTCATCCTCATCGGGCTCGACGTCGGCCGCTTGCTTCTCGGAACTGGTCTTACGCGCCATCGTCTGGTTTCTCCCTTGTGTCGTCGGCCGCTAGATCCGGATCAGCGTTCGGGTCTGGCTGAGGCTCAGGCTCGGGGCCGTCCGGGTTCTCCTCGGTGAATCCCCAAGTGTCGCACTGGTCGGCAGTGTATCCCGCCTCCATCAAGATCTGGCGACGTGGAACGCCCATGGCCCGCTTGAGCCCGAAGGTGTCCCATGTGTCCTTTTCGTCGGTGAGCGACGCTGGCTTCCAGGTGACCTGAATCGTCTCGGGGTCAACGTCCATCCCAGCCAGCCGGAGCGCGAATGCGATCGCGTTCTTCCAGACCTGACCGAAGAACAGTTGACGGAGCCCGACCTTGTGGAGGAGAGGCATCTCCGCCCGCTTGAGCGATAAGCCGGTCGGAGGCTGGCCGCCGAGCTGATACAGGTGAAGCGGGGTCGAGGTCGTGGTCGCCATGGCGTTCACGTACTCGCGGATCGGCTCTAGGAAGGACTTCGGATCGACCGGGTCGAACTGCCCCGCGCCCTTGGCTCCAGGCAGCCACCAAACCGAGCCCGGTGAGCTGACCAGCTTCGGGTCGGTGATCATGGTCGTGTTGGCGGGCTCGTCGTCGAAGTCGTCGTCGGCTGGCGCGGCCCCCGCTTCAGCGGTGCCCACCTCCTGGAGGACGTACCGCTGTGGCAAGGTCTGGAAATCGACCGCTGCCATCTGGGTAGCGACGAGCTTGTTCAGCATGTTCTGAGGGCCGTACGCGTCCGTGTGCTCGGGGCGGCCGTACGGGAAGCGGGTCCGGAAGTGGAAGACCGGCAGCTCGCCAAGATCGTTTTCCTCGGGCCACTCGTCGCCCTCTTCGTCGATGAATTTCTGGAAGCTGTCGTCGTCGAAGTGATCTCCGACCTTCTGGATCGAGATCCACCTCTCGATCTTGTCCTCGTAGTAGAGATTCACGCGGAGCCGCTCCAGGGTGCCCGAGTCCACCGTCCACGCCTTGATCGCGTACTTGGCCTTATGCGGGTTCTCGCGCTCGTAAAACATCCGGACCTCGTCCGGGCCGTGGACACGGAACTCGATCTCGTTCTCGTCCTCGTCCGCTCCGATGATCACGTACGAGTCACCGAACTCCAGGGCGTCCTCGTGCACGAGTGGAGCTTCGAGCCCGAGGAGGTTGTCAGCCCAGATCGCCTCGATCGCGGCCTGTTCGGCCTCGACGGTCGAAGTGACCGCGTTGATCTCTAGTCGATCAAGGACAGCGGTGACGGTCGTACGCGCCCAGTTGACCCGGAACTTGCCCGTCGCTCCTCGGAGCATGCGCTCCAGGCGACGTGAGGTCCAGATCTCCGGCGCGGACCCGTCATAGAACTTCTGGGCCTCGTCGTATGCGTCCTGGGCGTCGTAGAGAGCGTTCAGGCCATTGACGAGATCGCTCACTTCTTCTCGCCTTCCAGCCAGTGCCCATAACGAGGATCACAACGGGGGTTGCATCCCCCGACATGAACAAGATCGTCGAACATCGGGCTCCCTAGGCGTAACTCAGGTCACGAGGTGGACCGGCAGTCGGGACCTTTTCGGCCTCGGCTCCGGTGAAGTAAGCATAACCGGAACCTACCGCGTCCAGGAGATCATCGTTCAACCCTGTCGGGAAGGCCAGTAGCTCAGCGTCCAGGGCCGGCAGGCGTTCAGCGTGCACGACCTCGCGCTTCTGGTAGCCGTTGAGCAGTACGACGGCCCGGACTTCCTTCTTGGTCGTTTGCTTGACCTCGCGGAACTTCACGGGCAGGCCGTGGAAGATGTCGGCCCACGTGTCCCCGCCTTGGTTGGTCTCGACCAGGACGATCGTGCACTCAGGGAACTGGTGAAGGATCGCGGCGACCAAGTGGCGCAGCTCGCGGGGTGACTTCTTAACCTTCCACACGCGGCGGACGGTCACCTTCTTCTTGATCTTGTTGTGGCTCATCAACGCCAGCCCAGTGAAGTCGGAGGAGTTCTTCTTCGTGACAGCGGGGTCGATCGAGATGATCGTCCGGGGGTAGGGGTAGCCGGGAAGAATCTTGATGTCCTCGGGTCGCCAAAAGCCACCGTCCCCGATGGGCTCGTTCATGAAGTTGAGCATGAAGCTCACGGTGTGTCGCCACTCGACCAGCTCCTCGATGGGCCACTTCTCCGGCCAGATCGATTGCTCGTCCCCATCGTCGTCGATCCAGATCGCGGGCTGATAGTCGACCGAGAAGTTCTCGTCGGTAATCCAGGCCGGGACATCCTCCTTCGGGGCGGTCTTGGTCTTGACCAGTTGATGGATCAGCGAGCCTTCCATCGTCACCGTGCCCGACCAGATCACCCGAGCGTTCAGGTTGAGCGGGAGGATCGCATTGATCAAGGTCGAGAGTCGCTTGGCCGCCTGATACTGGGAATAGTTCGAAGCGTCAGGCTCGATGTCGTCGAGGATGATCACATCGGGGCGACGGTTGCCCACCTTCAGGCCGAGCGAGGAAGCGTCCGCGCCCTTGGCCGCGAAGACGAAGTCGTTCTCGCGGATAGTCAGCGTCCGGTTATTGCTCACAAGCCTGGATCGTTCGCCAGTAGCCGGGGCGCAGAGATGGGGGAAGTCGTACCTCAGCAACTCATTGTTCTCCAGCTCGCGCTTGAACGTGTCGAGGTGGATCTCAGCCTGGGTTCCGCTGTCAGCGAACGCGACGATGAAGTGAGCCCACTCGAACGCGGCCGCCCACATCGGAGCGATCAAGAACCAAGTCGTGGTCTTCGCGGATGATCTTGGAGCTACGTAGCCTCGACGGTAGGTCCGGGCCGCTGGCGGCGGACCTGCCCAGCTCGCGATTTCCTCATACCACCGTTTGTGATGCCGCCCCCACGTGACCGGCCCATCCTCCCCGAGTCGAAGGTGATGGAGTAGGTAAGTCCACGCAAAAAGGACAGGGTCATTGACACAAGCCTTTCGTCGCTCACGGCGGGCGTCTGGGTTACGCGCTCTCCATCGCTCATCGTCATAGCCCGGCATATGCGGCCGCCCTGGCCTCACGGATGATCTCCGCCAGCTCGGGGTCTCCGGTGACGTGGATCTCTGCCTCAGTCCGGATCGGAGCGTCCAGCCCGTTCAGCTTGGCTCGCCTCTCGCCAACACGGGTCAGTCCGTTGAGAGCGTCCGAGCGCAGCTTGTGGCCACGCTCCACGAGCGAGTCAGACTTCGCGGCCGCGCCCCTGTTGATCATGCCCTCAGCTTGCTCGACCTGGTCGACCCACTTGGCCGTGATCTCGTCGAGGGCCGCGTTCTGCTGTTCGCGGTAGGCGTCGACAGTCGTGGCGAGACGGGCCTGGAGAGCGTCGTTCAGCCGAGCCTGGACGGTGCGCTTGCTGTACTCGTACTTGGCCATGAGTTGGGACTGGGTCATCCCGAGCGCGCGATCGAGGAGCATCCGCTCGCCCTCGGCTAGCCGGTCTTGCGCGTTCTTGCCATTGCGTCTCCGTGATGTTCCACGTGAAACAATCTCCCCTTGGCCTACATTCATGGGGAGAGTTTATGCTCGCTTGCCCTTGGCCGCTTCTCGTTCAGCTTTGACGCGATCGTCGTCTTCCTTCTTGTGGACCCGGCCGCACAGAATGCAGGCGATCGAGTACTTGCACCCGAACGGGTCGATGTGATCGCTCATGCCCGAAACACGATGTTGAAGACGACCTCGACCATGATGAGCGCGACACAGGCCACGAAGAAGACCAGAAGATCGCGACGCCAGGGGGCCATCAATCGCCGCCTCGGACGAACTCGAACTGATCGTCGGGACCCGGGATGAAGGCGAGATCGGTCAGGTCAGAGAGATCGACCAGGACCGGGGCAAACCGAGCCAGAGCGTCATGGCTCAGGGAGCCAGCCATCTGGATCCAACCGACCACGGCATAGGACCGGCCGGAAGCCCGGTAGATCGGGTTCCCGTCGACTTGGTCCGCGACCTCGTACCTCGCAGCGGTGAGCGGGTACCCCTGAGGAATCACAGCGCGTCTCCCTTTGGCTTGTGAGCTAGAAGACCAGTGAGATCAACCACACGATGACCGCGAGAATGATCGCGAGGTCCCGAACGAGCTGAACCGGCCCATAGCTTCTGTCCATGATCGGGGACCTTAGCAGGTCCGTCAGCGTGATACGTCATCTCCGGCCCATAGTGGCCTAGGCAAGGCATCATTCGTCCCCCGTCAGACTCGCGATCCCTATAACCGACGCTACTCCGACCAACACGAGAATTTGCCAGTCCCACGTGACCAATTCCCAGCCGATTCGGATCAGCGAGACCAAGCCGAAGACGAGCCCGACGCAGCTCAGCGCGCCCCGGATCGGCCGGTCCTTGCCGACCACGTGTCCCTGATTCCTCAGGTACTGCTCCTCTTCGGGCGTCATGGTGCCCCGTCCCAGCCGGTCGCGGGATTGTAGAAGTGCCAGTCGCACAAGAAGACGACGATCGGGCCGTACGCCGTGTCATCGTTCACGCTGCGAAAAGCGGAGTGGACCGCGATCGCGTGGTTGGCCGAGCGGGAACACATCTTGATCCCCTGCCCGACCCCACACGTCTTGGGCTTCTTCCAGATCCGGGAGAGGCTCATAGCGCGACCATCAACGCCAGCAGGAAGACCAGCGAGACGCACACAGACAAGCACGCGATCGCCCACGCCCACGCGGCCGACTTCCGGGCCTTGACCGCCTCAGCCCAGCCCTCCCGAGCGTTGATAACGAGAGCGTTGATGCCCTCCTTGGTCTTGATCAAGTCGGGGTCCTCGTCGATGTGCTTGTCGAGGGCCTCCCGATACGAGGTCTCGATCGAGTCCCAGTCCTGGAACTTGACCATTGGGGACGGACCTGAGTCGCTCATGATCAGACCTCGATTTCTTGGAAGGTCCGCGCCAGCTCCAGGCTGACGAGGCGTCCCTCGGTGAGGAACTTGAAGACGTCCTGAGAGTTCAGACGCTTGCCAGCATGGACCTGGCCGGTCGCATACCAACCGCCCCCGGCCTTGATCAGGCTGTACGTGTAGGTGCGCTCACCCCCGAAGTTCTTCCGGACCCGGAGGATCGTGTCGTCGGGTGCGGCGCGGAACGCTTCCACAGCCTCGGTCGGTGCGCGCGGAGCGACTTCGTCGGACTTGAACGGGTTCGCGGGTAGGTTGCTCATGATCGTCTTCCTATCGAAAGGTCTGGCCGGTGAGGCCGCTGGGCGGGAGCTGGCGTTGTGGGTTCGGGGGACCGACCGGAGGCTTGGTGACGTTGCTGAAGCACCAAGCGAGAGCAACGATCCAGCCGATGAAGGTCCAGCCGAGAAGGAGATTGACGACCACAATGGGGCCGACTTGTTGGTGTCTACGAAGGATCGCGATGATCGCGGGGATGAAGTAAGCGGCTAGGAGAATCCAGCCTGTGTTTTCCATGATCATCTTCCTATCGGTCGTAGTAAGCGTCGAAGTCGTCGATCCCGATGGCTTCGTAATAGGACTCCGGCTCGTCGTGCTCCTCCGTCACCCACGTTTCCAGCTCCGCGACCTCGTTGTCACGAGCTTCGCGCCACATGTCCAGCCAGACGCACATCACGTCGATCGAGAGGGCCTTCAACTCGTCGTCGGTCAACTCGATGCCGCTGGTCATGATGCTTGTTGTCGTCGTCATGTCTTCAGTGTACCAGACTGCTCTCGTTTGTGCACTACTGCGCCAGCGAGTCGGCCGAACCGTGTATCGACGTCGATCTGGAGGAGTTCACCGCTCAGCAGCAGCTCCCCGATCGGGTCCTGGAGCACGTTGGAGACGCGATCCCAGTCGGACGCATGGTCACCTACCCACGGGAGGACATCGTGATTGCAGTGGCCGCAGGCGAGCCCGCGTACGCACTTCCCGCACGACTTCGGACCAGGACAACACCGATGGTCATGGTCAATCGCCAGCTTCCTCGCCTTCCCGGTCGCGATCTGGCAGACATAGCACTTCCCGCCCTGGAGGCGATACAACTCGTCGTACAACTCCTTGGTGATCCCATAGGTCCGCTCGATGTGACGAGCGTGCGCCTGCTCCTTCTGGCGAGCGATCTTGGCCCGATCGTGCGTGGCGCATCGAGGGCCGGGGTAGACCGCTGGTCGCTTCGATCCGGGTAGACAGTCGATGCACTCTTGGCCGAGATCGACTGCGAGTTTCTTGGTCATGGTCAAACTCCTTCGGGATGGTAGTGACGGGGGTTCAGGAACCATTCACCGGTCTGGGCGTAGAGCCAGATCCGAAGCTCCTCGGCTTTCTTCAGGTGATACTCGAACTTGATCTTGTTACCGTGGAGGTCATGGCGATCCGCCTTATCCTCGTGCCAGTCGATCAGGCAGCGGACCGTGTCAAAACGATCTTGGTGATACTCGCACTCGTGCATCTCTCACCGCTTGCCGATCCCGTGATGACATACCCACTGTTCCTCCCACGGCCAGACGATGCAGTCGGTCATTCCGTCCTCCTCGTCGTCGCACCATCCGCAAGTCCGATCGAGCGGCATTCCGTGAACACAACACTCGGGGCAACGGGGCGGCCGCCTGGACTTGTCGGGGTCCAGTTCGTCGAGACCGGTCAGGTCGTCGAGGTCCATCGTGATCGCTCTCCTGTCTTGAACAGACCGGCTCCGGGCCCGCTTGGTCCTCCGATCTCCATGAGGGCCCGCGCCAGTCTGACGTCGGTCAGCTTGGCTTTTCATAACAGCCCGCCCAGTCGGGCGCGGCCGGTGAAGAGTCCGCCAGAATCGGGACTCCCTTCCACTCGAACTGAAGGGCCTCTAGCACGATGCGGCGAACGTCCTCCACTGCATCGCCTGGAACACTCAGGACGATCTCGTCGTGCACCTGGACCCGGAGCATCGGGAGGATGTCGCTCGGGAGGTTGAGCAACCCGGTCATCATGATGTCCCGCGCCGCGCCCTGACCCATCAAGGCCGGACCTTGGGTAAAGCTGCGCTCGGGATTGGGTCTCATCATCCGGCCGAATCCGTTGTCGAGGAGACGACCGCTCGCGGCTTCCGCGTCGACCTCCGCCTTCCACTCGACGAGCCGGGGGAACCGTCGACGCATCCCGTCCTCGAACGCGAAGGCGATCTCTGGAGTAACGAGGCGCGGGTTCTGGGCGACGATCCGGTTCGGTCCCATGCCATAGTTCCAACCATGGCTAATACGCTTCGCGACCTCACGCATCGAAGGATCTCCGAAGATCTGCTGAGCAACCTCGGTATGGATGTCGCGGCCGGGCGCGAACAGCTCCTGATACCCGACATCGCCAGAGAGCGCGGCTACTGCCCGAGCGTCCACTTGGCTGAGGTCGAAGGCGACCAGGAGGTCTCCTGGGTCTGCCACGAAGATCGCCCGCTCGACGTGCTTCCCGTCCCGCTTCCCCATCACGGTCATGCCGGGTTTGGTGACACTCCAGCGACCACTCGACTGGCGGAACTGAATCGCAGGATGGACACGACCGTCGCTATGGAGATGATCGGAAACCGTCTCATAGATCACGCGCTGGCCAGCAAGATCCTTGACCGTCTCGGCCAGCTCGGTTACTCCGGGGAGGTGGCCGTAATGCAAGATCATTCCATCCATAGCCTCGACGCTCGTGGCGGGTTTTCCGCCAGGAGTTTCTGGCATGTACTCCGCCCCGAGGTCGAAGAAGGCTGACCGGATCGCCTCGCGGCCCGCGTCCATGTTCTGAGGCGCGCTCGCCAGCTTCTTCCCGTCCTTGGTGTGCGTCGGGAGCCCGTAGTCGTTCTGGAGGATCTTGATCTTGCCCGCGCGAATCTCCCGGATCGAATCCCGTCGCCGGTACAACATGGGCGCGTTCACCTTGAAGCCGTTGATCATGATCTGCGCAGCGATCGCGGCCACCTCGTGCTCGCGCTGGGCGTAGTCGGTCCAGGGAAGGACCAGCTCCAGCTCGTCGGTCAGCAAGACATCGCCTCGGAGGTACTCGACGAAGCGCGGGTCGTCGACCGGGATCTTCTCGAACCCGCCGAACTCCTTCGCGAGTGCCTTGAGGTCGCCGTGCTTCCGGTCACCGAGGAGCTTGTCCGAGACCGTGTCGAGCGAGTACAGCCGCTCCGACTGGGCCGCTGAGATCCGGGCCGGGGGCGGGTCAGCCAGCGAGGCCATGATCTTGGTATCCCGGACGCGGCCAGCTTTGACGAGCGCGTGGAGGTCCACGCCATACAGCCGGGCGAGGACCGGGAGGTCGAAGCCCATCAAGTTGTGTCCGATGAGAGGCTCAGCCATGTTGACCAGCGTGATCATCTTCTCGATCGCGGTCGTCGTCTTGATCTCCAGGCCATGCTCATCGCGACGGCCGAGTCCGGCCAGCCGGACGAACTCCTTCCCCATCGTCCACATGTGGTCGACCGACCACGTCTCCAGGTCGAGCGAGAGTCGAAAGCTCATTTCTCCCTTTCTAAGTTCCGGTATGCTTGGATGTCTCCAAGCATACTCCGATATTCCTAATTGTCAAATCTTGTTCCAAGCTGCGCCAAACGGGTCGGCTGGCGACTGTGGCAAATATTGCGATTTTTCCCCACTTGCCCCTGTGCGAGACATATCTTCGACCGGACTATCGTCCGATTTGCTCGCGCGCGAGGACGCAGTGCTTTGAAAATTGCCATATTTGCCATCTTTCCCAGACGGTTTAGCTACATTCACGCCCCGATAGTTGCCCTCCGCGTAGACCTCGAAGACGCCATCGATGCTAGTCAGGTGCGCTTTGAACTTCTTCGAGGCCATCGTCGACCCGTCCGCCCAGTACTTGAAGGCCTGCCACAACTCCCGAATCCCCGTGACTTGGGATCGTGGCAATTTTCCGCCAGGAACTGCCTCAAAAATTGCCATCTCTTCACTGATCCACTGGAGCACCCTGTTGGAGGCGATCTCGAATTCGCGGTCGACCTCGGGCACAGTGGCGAGATATCTCCCTCGCTGTGCGCGCCGTTGCCACGCCGCGACGAGACGAGTCAGGATGCCGGACAGCTCGGTCTTGATCAACTCCTCGATCTCGGGCTTCTCCGCGCCCGCGAAGCTCGACCCAAACTTGAACGGCTTCACCCGCTCGAAGTACGCCCGAGATCCTTCGGTGACGGTCGGGACCTCGTTGGCCGAGAACATGAAGAGAGCCCGGTTGGTAAAGGCGAACTGAGATCCGAACTTGCGATTGGCCTGGATCACGTCCTCACCGGTCATGAGCTTGAACACGCTCAGATCGTTGACGTCGGCCGCACGGAGGTCAGCCGCCGCGTTGAGTGCTTTCCCGTACACGTTGGCGGCCGCGAAGCGGTCATCGGCCAGTTGCTGGAGTGTCACGCCCGTCACGTTCTCCGGTCCGGCTAGAGCCTCAGCGATCCGGATGTACGTGGACTTGCCGGATCGGGAGGGACCGAAGAGGAACGCGGCCTTCGTCGGGGTCCTGGAAGGGTCCAGCATCTGGCTCGTGACCTCCTCCAGGTCGTCGAGCTGGTCTCCGATGCCGATCAGCTCAATCCACTCCAGATAGGTGGGACACGTCGCTTCTGGGTCGTACTCGACTGGGAACTGGATCGTGGACTTGTAGTCGGCATGGTGAGGCAGCAACTCACCAGTCCGGAGATCGAGCATTCCGTTGAGGACGTTTAGGATCGGCTCGTGCGCATGTATTGGAGCCCGGAGGCCATTACCGGAGAGCTGTCCCGTCATGAACTCCTCGACGTTGACGCGATGCGTGCGGCGGAAGTCCTCGCCGAGCAAGTCGCCAAGAATCTCCATGAGCGCGGACTTGTCCGTTCGGAAAACCCCATCCTTGTACACCGCGACCAGGTCTTCCTGAGTGAGCAGCAATGGCGCACGGTCGAAGATGGCCTCCGCCAGTGTCTTGACGAGGAGCCCGGTCTCGGGACTGAAGAACGAGGTCCCCTTCGATTTCCGGACGACCTTGGGCTCGCGGGGGAGCTTGTCCGACGCGCCATGGATCAGGCGGTCGAGATATACCTCGCGCCGCTCCGGCGTACGCGGGCCGAGAACGTCGTCCAGACCAGCCTTTTGGCCAGCGGGAATCGAGACGTATGACACCGAGGTCGCTCCCTCAGCCTTCAAGACAGACGTGAACTTCTTGGCCGCGTCCCAGACGTCATGATTTGATGCCACGTCGGCATCGAAGATCAACACCACTCTCTTGTCGTCGACGATCTCCAGGTCCGCCGATGGGACACCATCGTGACTCCAGTTGCGGCAACCGGCGATCGCGTACACCGATCCCTCTGAGATCAGGTCCGCCGTCGCTAGTGCTTGCTTGGTGCCCTCGACGAAGATCGCCAGATCCGAGTCCGGGTCCTCGCGGATTACACCGATGATCGCGCCGGAGCCGGGCGGGAAGAGGTATTTCTTGGGCCGACCGTTGTCGTCGTACGGCGGATCGTCGGGCCGGTATTGCGGGACCGTCTCACCCGAGAGCGTCCGCCAGGGGAACAAGATCCCTGGGACATGCTTCGACCAAGGCGAGAGCCCGTTGGTCAGCTCCGAACCATCCCGGATCGTCCGTACGCCGAAGCGTGTCGCGGTCTCGATCGAGACGGCGTGAGCCTCCAAGTAGGAAATGTGTTCGGGGTCCAGAACTGGAAGATCAGTCATTGATCAGTTATCCTCATGGTGCGACGTGTGTCGGTGCGTCGTGAATCAGTTGGTCTCGTGAAAAGGTCCGCGTCCAGGCGCGGACCTTTTCCTATTCCCCGGCCGGGATGGGCTGAGGAGTCATCAACTCGTTGTATTTGGCTTCGACCTCGGACTTCTTGAACAACACGTGTCGCCGGGTCCCGACTCGATAAGCCTGGAACCAGCCCTGACGCGCATAGCGGTCGATGGTCTTGGGGTGAACATCGAACATCGCAGCGGCTTCGTCCTTGGTGATCCAGACCTCTGGGCTTGATTTCTTTGCTGGCATGGTGGACTCCTTTCCGCTCCCCACTATACACGATTGTCGCCTATCGTGCTAAGCTGAGCTTACCGGCTCCCGTTCAGGAGAGCCACCAAACGAAGAAGGAGGTAGGCCGATGATAATCGGTCTCACCGGATTTGCGGGCGTAGGGAAAGACACGATCGGGGCCGAGCTGGTTCGTCGTGGTTTTGAGAGGTTGTCGTTTGCCGAGTCGCTCAAGGAGCTGGCTCGCAAGTGCAACCCGATCGTGGAGTTCGAGGACGGCGGGGTCTTCACCCGGCTGAACGAGTACGTCGAGGTCCACGGCTGGGAGAAGGCCAAGTTCGACGTGTACGACGTGCGCCGTTTCCTCCAGGCCCTCGGGGTCGGTGCCCGCGAGCTGTTCGGTCCGGACTTCTGGGTCAATCAGGTGCGCGACAAGGTCGAGTTCGACCCGATCAACGGCATGGTCGGCAACTACGTCGTGACCGACGTGCGCTTCCAGAACGAGGCCAAGATGATCAAGGGCTACGGTCAGGGCTACATGGTCCAGATCGTGCGTCCGGGGATCGGGCCGGTCAATGACCACGAGTCTGAGCGGCCGATTCCGCACGAGATGATCGACATCGCGGTCTCGAACTTCGGCTCGTTGCACGAGATCCCGACCATCGTCGACTGGATTCTGTCCGACATCGAGCTGATCAAGATCGAGAAGGCCGCTGCGGCCCGGCTCGGGGTCATCTTCGACAATGCCGCACTCCAGCACCAAGCCGCCGTCGAGAAGATGCGACGCGACGCGCTGGCCAAAGGCTTCCAAGAGATCGGCACCGACGAGACCGGCGAGTTTCCGGTCTTCATCAAGCCGATCGACGACGAGGTCGACGAGGCCATCGCTGGCCTCGACCTGACCGATCAGTACGGGGCCAACCTGACCGAGCATCGTCGCCAGCTCCGGATCAAGCAAGAGCGCGAAGGTGGCTCGTGATCTTGTGCGAATGGTTCGCCAGGTGCTGGAACCCGGCCCGAGTCACGATCTCTCACCCCGTGCTCGGCTGGGTCCCAGCCTGCGATCGCTGTATCCAGAAGTTCGACCTACTCAACGGCCACGACATGAAGGTGATCCACAATGACTCAGCTCAAAACTAGGCCCTACCAGGACGAGGCGATCGCGGCCGTCAATGCCGGGTTCAATCGCGGACTCCAGCGGGTGGCCGTCGTGCTCCCGACCGGCATGGGCAAGACCGTGAT